TGACGCGGATCGGGAACCTCGACATTGTTGAGGATGTGATCAGGGTGCAGTTGGGCCCCGCCGGCGTGAAGAAGCTCATGCGCGACACCGCCATTGCGGACGGCCGGAACGTGCCGATCGGGATGGGCAAAGACCCAGGAGCCGCCGGCATTTTCGCCGCGGCGGACCTGATTGCGAACCTCGACGGCTTCGACGCGCACGCCGGCCGCGAAACCGGCAGCAAGGTGGACCGCGCCCGCCCGGTGGCGGCCCAGGTCGATGGCGGCAACGTGGCGATGCTCAAGGCGCCGTGGACCGATGCCTTCAAGTTTGAACTCGGCGCGTTTCCAAATGGCAGAAACGATGACCAGGTAGATTCGCTGTGCGGCGCAAAGAGAATGCTACTATTAGAGGCGCGCGGTGGCGGCGGTGTAGTGTCACTTTGTTGAGGTGTCCATGAATACAGAGCAAACTATACTGGCGCAAGCTAACGCTGCCATTCAGATGATCCGACTCGACCTGGCAGAGACGCAGGCATTACTTGCGGCCCTTCCGCCGGCTTCCGCCGACGAACTCCGCGGGGTGCTGCGGAATCTATGCCTGACGGTAATAATGCAATGACGTTCCGCAGCGAAGCGCCGGAAGACCCCGCCCGGCAGGAAGTCCGCCTACGGCTCGAACAGGCCGGCGCCACCTTGCTGGCGCTGCCCGGCGGCTCCGGGATGGCGCGGGTGCGCTCCAACATGCCAGATTACATTCAGGACTCGCGAACAGGATTCAAGATCGACGGCCCGGTAAAGATGCGGCCGCCGACGCCGAGCGCCGCGGCTATAACCGCGATGGATGAAGCGTTTTCGTGGATTTCGCTGATACCGGCCGACCGAGCGGCGCCAGGTTCGGCTGACCTGCACGCGCTCGGCGGCGGGGTGATGAAGCGGCGCATCGTGTGGGCGCGGGCGCTGGTTTCGCCGGTGACGAACAGATACCTGTTTTCGTGGTCAAAGCTCGCCGAAACGACGGGCTGCGACCGCAAGGCACTGCGGCAGTGGCACGGCGACGCGCTGGGTCTGATCGTTGCGCTGCGGACGGCGATGGTTGCGGCGTAGGAATAGATTGCTAGAAATTTAGGAAAATGTTCTTGCCCAGCTATGGGGCACTGTGGTAATCGCGGTCTATTGAATGGCGGTTGGCGGGCGCGTCGTAACGCCGAAACCGCAAGCCATTGAAATCACTTAATTTCAGCAAGCGGGCCGCCCCGGTGAACCTTGGGCGGCCCGCTGCCGTTCGTGGGGAACTGTAATGGGGATCGACACCGTTCATCCCCTCTACAGTGCGTGGTTGGCCCGCTGGAAGCGGTGCCGGGACGCCTATGACGGCGAGGATGCCGTGAAGGCCGGCGGGCAGACCTACTTGCCGAAAATGTCCAAGCGGCAGCCGGCGGACGAATATGCGGCGTACGTGACTCGTGCGGCGTATTACGAGGCGGTGGGCCGCACGGTGGACGGCTTCGTGGGGGCGATTGCCCGCAAGTCGCACAAATTCACCCTGCCGGCGCGGCTGGCGGCGATGGAAAAGAACGCCACCGGCGACGGCGTGGGCATCAACGAACTGGTGCGCGCCCTGTGCGCCGAGAACCTGACGCTCGGGCGGCTCGGCCTGCTGGTCGATCTGGACGATGCCGGGCAGCCGTTCCTGACCTATTATTCGGCCGAGGCGATTACGAACTGGTCCGACACTTCGGTTGTCGTGGCCGAAACGGTGTTCGAGCCCGACCCGAAAGACCCGCTGGCGACGGTTGCTGTGGCGCAATACCGGCAGTTCCATCTGGACGGCGGCGTTTACACCGTATCGACCTGGCGCAAGACCAAGATCGGCGCCAAGGTGGAATGGGCGGTGGTGGATAGCCGCCAGCCCTTGCAGACCGGCCGCCTGATGGACCGGATGCCGTGGTTCTGGTGTTCGATGCTGGGCGTGACGGACCGTATTACCAAGCCGCCGCTGCTGGGGCTGGTGAACGTGGCGATGTCGCATTATCGCACCAGCGCCGACCTGGAACATGGCCGCCATTTCGCCGGCCGGCCGACGCTGTATATCACCGGCTGGAAGCCGGATGGGCCGATTTTCGTGGGCGGCGCCTCGGCGCTGATCATTCCGCCGCCGGATGCCAAGGTCGGCTACGCCGAATTCACCGGGCAAGGCCTGTTGTCGCTGGAAAACGCGATGACCAGCAAGGAGCGGCAGATTGCCGCCATGGGCGCCGCCGCATTCGCCAAGGGCGATGCCAAGAGCGAGCCTGTCGTGACCGCCGAGGTGCGTGCCTCCGGCGAAACGTCCGTGCTGGCCGCGGTGGTCTGCGCGGTCGAGGAAACGCTGAGTGCCGCGCTGCAATTCGCGGCGGACTGGATTGCAGCACCTGGCGAGGTTGGGGTCGCGTTGAACCGCGACTTCGTGATGTCGGCGATGGACCCGCAGACGCTGGCCGGATTGTTGCTGGCGCTGCAATCGGGCGCGATCGATCTGCCGACCTTCCTGTGGAACCTGGAAGAAGCCGACATGCTGGCGCCGGCGCAGGATTATCTGGATTTGGCGAACGGTTTGCAGGCGGGCCTTGATGCCCGGCTTGCCGCCGCCGCCCGCAAGCCGGCGCAGGGTGCGCCGGTATAACCCAGCGGTGGGTCACCGCGTAGCGAGGTATCTGTGACGATAAAGGCTGTTGTCGCGAGTTTGGAAGGTGTGCCGGAGGCGCTTCGTCCACTCTACACCGAAACGGATGGCAAGTTCTCCCTGACGGTCGAGGGCTTGGTGCCGAAGGAAAAACTGGACGAATTCCGAAACAACAACACGGCGCTGATGCGCGAGCGCGATGCGCTGAAAACGCAGTTCGAGGGCATCGACCCCGAACAGGCGCGCGCGGCAATGGGCCTGCAGCGCCAGGTGGCGGAAAAGACCCTGCTGGACAGGGGCCAGTACGAGGAATTGTTTTCGTTGCGGCTGGCGCCGGTGCAGCAGGCGCACGAGGCGCAGGTGCGCGGCTTGCAGGCCGAGCGCGATCAATACAAGGGGCAGCTTGAGTCCCACATGATCGGCGCTGGACGATGTGGTGCTGCGCGGCCGGCAGTCCTTCCGCTTGCAGGATGGCCGCGCGGCGGCGTTCGACGGCGACAAGCCGCTGTTCGGCAGCGACGGCCAGGCGATGAGTCCGGGCGAATGGATTGCCGGCATGCGCGACAGGGCGCCGCATTGGTTCGAGCCCAGCACCGGCAGCGGTGCGCGGCCGGGCAATCAGGCCGCCGGTGGAAACCCGACGGCGACGACGGGTGCGACGGTGAAACGCAGCGAATTGGATGCAAACCCCGGCATGTATCGGGAAAAGCTGATCAAGCGCGAACTTACCGTCGTGCCTGGCTAACAGATTACGGCGGCGTTCCGGTGGAGCGCCGCACTTCACTTCGTCCGCTGGCGGGGCCGGCGACACACCACGGCCCCTCACACTCAGCAGATGGAGATTGACTCATGGCAGTCAATAATACGCTCGCGTCCGTTATTCCGACGCTGTTTCATGCAGGCTTGCCCGCGCTGCGCCGCAATTGCGTGCTGCCGCGCCTGGTAATGAACGATTTCGGCAAGGAAGTCCAGAAGCAGGGCTCCGTTATTCAGGTGCCGCTGCCGAGCGCGATTTCCGCCGTGCCCGTCGTGCCCGGCGCCTATGCGCCCGACCCCGGCAATCTGGCGCCGACCACCGCGCCGATTTCGCTGAATCAGTGGTATGAAGCCGCGTTCGCCCTGAGCGAGCAGGAAATCGGCAATATCATCGAAGGCGTCATTCCCATGCAGCTGACCGCTGCCGTGGAGTCGCTGGCGGCGCAGATCAATAGTTCGATCTGGGCGCTGTATCCGAATTTCTGGAACGCGGTCGGCACGCCCGGCACCACGCCGTTCGCCTCCGACCTGACCGCCTGCACCAAGGCGCGCACCAACCTGGTGAAGAACCTGGCGCCGAATACGAGCCGGCGCATGGTGCTTGGCCCGGATGCGTACGGCGCCGCGCTGTCGCTGCCGTCCTTCTACGGCGCATTGTATAATGGCGGCACCGCCATGATCGATGAAGCCGTGATCGGCCGCAAGTTCGGTTTCGATTGGGGCGAGGATCAGCAGAACCCGACGGATGTTCTGGGCACCATTACCGGAACCCTGGCGGGGGCCGCTGCCACCGCGCAGGGCATCGGCACCACGGCGGTTCTGTGCACCACCGGTTCGACTTCGGCGTGCGCGCTGAACGCGGGCAACCTGATCAAGTTCGCCGGCGATGCGCAGATTTACAGCCTGACCGCCAATGCGGTGCAGGCCAGCGCCGGCGCGGCCGTTACGCTGAACATCAGCCCCGGCTTGCAGGTGGCCCAGACCGGCGGCGCGGCGGTAACGCTGTCCACCATCTACGGCGGCAACAGCGGCGTGATCAATCTCGCGTTCCATCCGTGGGCGATGGCGTTTGCCTCGCGCCCCCTGGTGAACGAGGAATTGGGCGAGCCGAGCGAACTGGAATACATGGACACCGACCCGGTGAGCGGCATTACCATGCGCCTTTCCATGCGCAAGGAATTCCGCCGCACGCGGTTTGCGTTCGATGTGCTGTGGGGTGTCGGCCCGGTTCGTCCGCAGCTTGCGTGCCGCGTCTACGGGTAATCGCTACCGAGGGGGTGCCTGCAAGGGCGCCCCCTTTTTCTCGTTTCTGAGGTGAAGAATGCTGGTAGCAACTCCCGTCGAAACGGTCCGCGTGTGTGCCGATTGGGGCGCCGAAGGCTGGATTCTGATCGATAAGGCCGATTTCGACAAGAGGGTTCACAAATTGTGGGCCGCGCCGAAGCCGGAAAGTGACGAAAAGCCCGCCGACGCCGACAAAAAGTAAGGCTTCCCCATGCCCGCCGTGCCCTTCACCGCGACGCAGGTGGCGCAAATCCGGTACTATGCCGGATATACCGACATTGGTGGCTTCGGCTATGTTCTAAGCCCAGGCATGGCGCTGCTGGATACGCAGCTTGCCAACATGGGCGACGCGATGCAGGCCATCATCGTCTCCACGTTTCTGGCCGTGCTGCCTGGCCTCGAAACGGCGATCGACAGCATGACCGGCACGCTG